CGCATATAAAAGACAAGGAAATGTCATGCTCGTTGATCCTCAGGCTCTAGCCGTCACTGGTGCTATTGGTACACCCTTCTCGCTTCCGCGAGTCGGTTCCGGAGTTGATCTCGGAACGTACCAAACCAATGATGGCAATGTGACCATGTCCATTCGGCATAATTATGCCAAGCGGAATCGCCACAGTGTTATCTTCTCACTGACGAAGATTGCTCCCGACCCCCTGATTTCGGCCCAGAACATTGTCTACACCGCTAAGGTGCAGGTTGTTCTGGATGTGCCGAAGACGGGGTTCACGGTTGCTGAACTCGTCAACTTGGCGGTGGGTTCCTTCGGGAACCTTACTGCCACCACGAACAAGAACCTCACGGGACTTGCAGGTGGAGAGTCGTAACACGCATAGAGCTTGACCCCAATCGGGGTCTCAACGGGTCATGGCTATAAGGATTACCAAACTCAGAATAGCTAGTAATGAAAAGCCTGACCGTTTTCTTGCATAAGGTCCTCGAAGAATCGGGGACCTGGTGCGACATAAGTACCGCTCGTGATCAGAAAACAATCACGAGTCGAGTCGAAGGTGAAGGTATATCGTTTATAACGATTACCTTGCCATCCTTTGCGAAAGATCTCGAAAGAGCTCTCGAGCAAGGATACGTGGACTCTGGCCTCTGGACCGGCTTTCGCCGTGCCCCTAGGTCGTGTCTCCCCGCATTTCTGCAGGGTTTCACAAGTCTCATTTTCGACTCTAAATCTGGTCGATTGCTCGATACACCTGATATTCGTGCTATTCGCGCGATACGTCAGTGCTCTTACCTTTTTGCTAAAATCGGAATTGAGTGTAACAAACTCAGGACCGCTAAGGCAATCAGAGCATATATCGAGTGTGAGAAGGAACTAGAAGAGAATGACGCGTATTGGTCGTACTCCCTCGACTTAGTCGAGGAAGGTTTTACGGCCGTTAAGACCGAACACTTTGTTGACACGATCGAAGATCATGTCGGAGGTGCCGGTCTACCGTCATATGTCAAGTCTTTGTTAGGCTTGGCTCGCTTCTTTGGAGTGAGCTATACACCAGTGTTGAAGGAAATATACCTTCCCTGGAGCTCAATCCGAGACACGGCCCCGGCTCCACTGCCGATAGACTTTCTGGAAATCAGAAGTATTATCAGCATCAGTGGACCGATAGGCTCGAAGACAGCTACTTTCCATATGGGCGGTATGCTGTCAGTCGCTGGGGACATTATGATCCTCAGAGTGTCGAGTTCCTCGAACCTGGAGCCGAGCGACCTGTAAAGGTCATTACGGTTCCTAAAACGCTTAAAACCCCAAGGATCATCGCGATGGAGCCCACTGTGATGCAATATGCACAGCAGGCCGTCCACCGCGAGATCAAGAACCACATGCGAAAAGACAAATTCGCTAAATGGCTCGTCTGTTACGACTCCCAGATTCCTAACCAGGAGATGGCTCGTATAGGATCCCAGACAGGATCCCTAGCAACACTAGACCTTAGTGAAGCTTCAGATAGGGTTTTGAATCAGCATGTAATGTCGCTACTACGCAACCACGGGCCCCTTAGGGAGCTAGTGGCTGCATGTCGCAGCACGAAGGCTGATGTAGATGGTGAGATAATTTCTCTTACCAAATTCGCGTCTATGGGTTCAGCGCTATGCTTTCCCTTCGAAGCTATGGTTTTTGCCACGGCTGTTTTCGTAGGAATAGAGAGCGCGCTCAATCGCCAGTTGACTCGAAAGGACTTGATGTCCTTCCGTGGTCAGGTACGCGTCTACGGTGATGATATACTTGTCCCCGTAGAGTTTGTCGAGTCCGTGAATCGTGTCTTTAAAGCCTTAGGCTTCAAGATAAATACGCACAAATCCTTCTGGACTGGTAAGTTCAGGGAATCTTGTGGTAAGGATTACTATGATGGGC